AGAGGGGCTCCGCAACGCAGTGCAACACACCTCTCATCTCTTTGAGATGAGATACATATCCAAAGGAGCTGTACCGCTTGACACTAGTACGCAAAACACGATCCCGTCCGTTAGATCGGAAGGGACACCGAGAGATCCTTTACAATCGTTTAGGATTCGACTCGAGTGGCGCGCCCATTTGGGCCCAAGGTGTCAATCAAGACACACGCAACGTGCGGATGCCGCTAATGTCAGGGAATCAGGTCACTGATTCGGAGGGGCATCCCTTCAGGAATAAGAAAAATCGTCCTGGAGGTGATGTCGGAGGTCCGTTTTTCAGTCAATCCACGTCGTGGGTTTCCGTTCCGGAAGCCCGCGATTATGAGGTTCACCGATTCAACGGATCACAGATCTGGGCGTGGCAACATGCCACTGTCTGGCCTGTGAACCCGCTAACGCTGACATTCCCGTCGCCGATAGCCAGTAGTAATACTGAGCTTGACGCTAAGGGAACGACCGCAATAGCGAGGTCCTCTCCCACTAACTCAGTTGCAGACGCTTCCACTTTCCTAGGAGAACTGGTCAAGGACGGTTTACCGCACCTGCCAGGAATCCGACTATGGGAAGAACGCATCAAGGCCTATCAAAAGTTAGGCGATGAGTTCTTGAACCATGTGTTCGGGTGGCTGCCATTCGTGGGCGATATTAAACAAATCGCTCACGGCGTGCGACGTGCAGATGCTGTCATGAGACAGTACGAGCGCGATGCAGGCAAAATGGTTAGAAGGCGTTACAACTTCCCGGTACAACGTTCTGTAGACAGGACAGTACTAGCGACTAACGCTTCACCGTATTTGTGGAATTCGAATACGACTGGCGGTACGTCGGGCGTGCTGGAATCTGCCCACGGAACTGGGGATGTAGTTCGAACGGTGGAGACTGTTCGGAAAGTGTGGTTTTCTGGAGCGTATACCTACCATCTCCCCACGGGTTATGACTCCCGTGATGGATTGGCAAGGAACGCTGCAGAAGCCAAGAAGGTATTTGGCGCCACGCTTACCCCAGATACTCTCTGGGAACTCACCCCCTGGAGCTGGGCCATCGATTGGTTCTCCAACGCTGGTGATGTTATTCATAACCTCACTAGTTGGAAAGCCTACGGCCTGGTGTTGCGGTACGGGTACATCATGGAGGAAACCTCCACTACTGTTACCTATACCCACGAGAATAAGGTGGCGCATCCTAATCCGGATGACCCCTACTTGTTCAAGTGCGAACCTCTGGTCCTCGCCCAAACGACGAAGATCCGGAGGCCGGCAACCCCCTTTGGGTTTGGCGTTTCTCTGAGTGGCTTGTCAACCATTCAGACCGCCATACTCGGTGCGCTTGGTTTAACCCATGCGCATTAAGCAAGTGTTGTTCACTTGCGTTAACACCATACTAACGGTTCTAATATGGAGCCGACAAAGGAGTAGTGCCGATGTCATACACAGATCCCCAGTCCGTAACCATTTCGGGTTCGGCGATTTCCCTTCCTCGCGTTTCTGTGGGGAAGGATACGTCGTCTTACCTGAGTGCTGACGGGCTGGTCCGACTCACTGCAGCCTCAACCTACGGGAAGAGGACGCGGCGGTCGCTTCGGATCGACCATTCGAAGATCTCAGCGGATCCGTTTATTCCCGCTCAGAACGTGAAGCAGTCGATGAGTTGTTACATCGTCTTCGACACGCCTGTGGTGGGGTACACGGCCACTGAGGCTCTCGCCGTTTACGCTGGCTTCAAAGGCCAGTTCACGGCGGCTTCGGATGCCCTCATCACCAAGCTTCTTGGGGGTGAGAGCTGATTGAGTAGCGATCGAGCACAAGATTTCGTGTTCGTCGTGATCGTCGTTGCCGCTTTAATAGCGGTGACGGTCGGTCTCATTCAGGTCCTCGATATCATTAACACATTCCTCACGAACTACTGCGGAATCAACCCGTAGCAAGCGAGGGGAGTGCGGTATCGAATGTGTTTTAGATGGCAGAGGCTAAGGAAAGACCACCTCTATTTAAGGAGGGGCTTTGAAAAGCCTAATGCTACTCTGGACAAAGGTTGTCGACGAGTCGGCAACCAGATGTTGCACTAGCGCCACCATGGACAAAAAATACGTCCAGGGTCGTGTCGAACATGAGGGGTTCTCGTTTATGACGATTACCCTGCCCGGCTTCGGAAAGGACTTCGAAAAAAGTCTTGACCGAGGCAGGACGGACCACAACCTGTTTCAAGGTTTTCCTTGGCAGGCAGGTCTCCCCCGATTTCTCGGAGGTTTCCTTGGTCTTGTGTTCGACCGTGCTAGTGGTGTGTTGTTGTCCGATCCGGACATCGATGCAATTCTCGCTATTCGTCAGATAACTCTGATGTTTGGCAAGATTGCTCTCAAGTGCTCGAAAGAGCGCGAGAGAGCTGCGATGGTCGGATTCGTACAATGTGAGAAGGAGGTCAGAGACGCTGATGCCAGGATACCAGACCAACTATGGTCTGATTTCCGACGTGTTGGCGCCATGCTTTATGCGGAAGCGTTTACCGACGTGGATCGTGAGATCTACGAAGGTAGGTTGCTTCCAAAGCATGGACCAGGTGCCACAGCGGATAAACTTCGTGGAAACGCGAAGTTCCGCCAGGATACCTGGCCTTCTCGTTTGGAAAGGTACTTTCCTATGGGAGAGTACCTTATACCGAATTACCGTTATTACGGTAGTTTGGAATCCATCGACCTCCTCGAACCCGGTTCAGAGACCCCCGTTTCGGTGGTCTCCGTTCCTAAAACGCTCAAAACACCCAGAATTATCGGCATTGAACCTACGGCTATGCAATATAGCCAACAGGCCATTGCTGATTCACTCTGGATAGCCCTCAAGAAGGTTGACTACCTTCGGGCTATGCTCGGGCACACTGACCAACCGGTTAACAACCAGTTGGCCTGTGAAGGTTCCCGTACAGGGAAGCTAGCGACACTCGATTTGAGTGAAGCGTCCGATCGTGTCTCGAATCAGCATGTACGGAATTTGCTGCGAAACCACGTCCATTTGCATGACGCGGTCGATGCATGCAGGTCCCGGAAGGCTGATGTACCTGGTGAGGGCATTATACGCCTCGCCAAGTTCGCGACTATGGGTTCAGCCCTCTGTTTCCCGGTGGAGGCCATGGTGTTTTTAACCATGATCTTCGTGGGAATTGAAAGAGAGCTCAACACATCACTGTCCCGACGGATCATTTCTGATTTTGTCGGGCAGGTGCGTGTGTTCGG